TTACACGCAAACGAACTAAGGAGAAAAAGAAATGGCAACAACAGTCTTAACTGGTCGTAACATTTCGTTGTCTTTCACAGGTGGAACAGACATTGAAGCCCAAGCGACCAGCGCAGTTTTAACAAAAACATTTGACCGTCAGACATATCAAACACTTGATGGGGAAGCCTATTTTGTGACTAATGTTGAAGCGGAATTTGTATTGGAAATGCTTGCGGATTGGGGCAAGGCAAACAGTGTGTGTGAAGCAATTTGGACTGCTTGCGACACAACACCAAACGGCACGGTCACAGTTACAATGGAAGCGACAACAGGCGCGGAATTTGTATTTGACGCATTGCTAAATTATCCAAGCGCGGGTGGTGCGGGCATGGACGCTCAAACCGTAACGTTCACTTGGAAGGTCTACCAAGGCGAAGTCACAGAAACATTCTAAAACCTAGAATCGGGAGAAAAGAAAATGAAATTACCAATCACAATTGAATTCAACAATGGCGACCAGGCAACTTATATTGCCGCCCCGCCTGAGTGGGTACGTTGGGAGAAATCAACGGGCAACACAATTGCACAAGCCCAAGACAAAATTGGCATTTCAGATTTAGTGTTTTTGGCTTATCACGCCATGCGGCGTGAAGCGGGTGGCAAACCAGTCAAGCCGTTGGAAGCCTGGACAGATAGCATTTCTGAAGTCATTGTGGGTGAAGAAAGCCCAAAAGTTATCCAGTCGGAAGCCTTGCAAGAGTAGTTTGGGAACTAGCCCTGGCAACGGGGTTAGCCCCAAACGAATTTGAAACCGCTGAAGACATTTTGACCGTGATTGAAATTTTGGAAGGGCGGAACAATGGCAAATGAAGTGACCATTGGTTATGACAAGCAGGAATTGCGCGCCATCATTGGTTCATTCAAAGCAATGAATGAAGAAGCCACTGCCCAAGCAAAAAAAGAAACTTCAGCCCTGGCCGAATGGGTCAAAGGCAGAATCGTCACGGCGTCAAGGGGTACGCGTAATTTGGTTGACAATAGAGTTGCCGAAGGTGCAAAAGTTTCCAAGTCGTCCAAGATTGGTGAAATTTCATTTGGTTTTGCTGGTCAGAAATTTAGCGGCGGTGCAACGACCCAACAAGTGTGGGGCGGGGCTGAATTTGGTTCAAACCGTTGGAAGCAGTTTCCAGTTTGGTCAGGGCGTGAAGGGCGTGGGTCACGGGGCTGGTTTATTTACCCAACCTTGCGCGCTGCCCAACCTGAAATTGTAAAGCGTTGGGAAGAATCGTTTTCAAAAATTATAAAGGAATTTAACTAATGGCTGGCAGTCGCACGCTTAAACTCTCAATTCTTGGTGACGTTTCCGACCTGAACAAATCCTTAAAAGCAGGCGCGGCTGACGTTGACACGTTTGGTGACAAGATTGGCAAGGCAGGCAAAATGATTGGGGCAGCGTTTGCCGCTGCTGCCGCTGCTGCCGCCGCCTATGCAATTAAAATTGGAATTGATGGCGTCAAAGCAGCCATTGAAGATGAGAAAGCACAAACCCAACTTGCCCTTGCCCTAGAAAACGCAACGGGTGCAACAAAAGGGCAGATTGCAGAAACTGAAAAACAAATTCTAAAAATGTCATTGGCAAGTGGTGTTGCAGATGACGATTTGCGCCCAAGCCTTGCACGGTTAGCACGGGCAACAGGGGACACTGAACAAGCGCAAAAATTATTGGCAATGGCAATGGACATTTCGGCTGCTACGGGCAAGCCGCTTGAAACGGTTTCAAATGCGCTAGGAAAAGGTTTTGAAGGCAACACGGCAGCGTTGGGCAAACTTGGGATTGGTCTATCTGCTGCCGAATTGAAAACAATGACATTCACGGACGTCCAGGGCAAATTGACGGATTTATTTGGCGGGGCAGCAGCGGCCAACGCCGAAACCTACGCAGGAAAAATTGCACGCATGCAGGTGGCATTCAATGAAGCAAAAGAAACAATTGGTTTTGCCTTGTTGCCTATTTTGGAAAAATTAATGAATTTTATTAATCAAAATGCACTGCCTGCAATTGAAGCATTTGCGGGTGCTTTCAGTCTAAGCAATGGACAAGGTTTGGGCAAGATAATCACAGACGTTGTCAATGTTGTTCGTGACGTGGCTGAACCAATTTTCAAAGCCTGGATTGTAGTTTTTGATAAGTTAAAAAAAGTTATAGTTGATAACAAAGACAATTTTCAGGCATTTTTTGACGTAGTTAAATTCCTTGCACCTATCATTGGCAAGGTCATTGGGGCAGCCGTCACGGTCATTGGTGACGTGGCTGAAGTTGTTTTGGCTATATTTGCAAAAGTCTTAGGGGCATTGAAACCGTTAATCAATGGGGCAATTGATGGAATTAATGCAATTATTTCTGCTTACAACAAACTGCCATTTGGTGACATTTCATTAATTCCTAAAATTGGCAGCACTGGTGGTGCGACAACAGGAACACCTGGTGCAATTTCAGGCGGCGGGGCAAAAACAGGGACAGGGACAGGAACAGGCACGGGGGGAACAGGTGGGGCAGTTGCAGCAGCGGTGGCAGGCGCGGTCACTGCTGGTGTCAAGGCTGGTGCAGCAGCAGCCGCTTCCGCCATTACAGGTCAAACAGGCGGAACAATGGGCAACATTGGTGAAGCCATGTTTGCAATACGTCAACGGGAAACAGGTTTTGCAGTCCCAACAGTCCCAAGCAAGGGGGGCGGTTTCACCGATTCGCAAAATGCAGCCCGACTTGCAGCAGCGGCGCAACCCACAATCAACATAACCGTTAACGGCGCAACCAATTCTGAAGACGCTGCCCGCGCAATGATTGACACACTTAATCGTTCAACGTATCGCGGCACGGGCGGGTCAAGTAATTTGGTCACAATATGACCATTTGGAATCCTATTTGGAAAGTTGAAATTGATGGTGTTCCCTACACCACGGCAATTTTGGCAAACTTAATCATTCGCAGCGGGCGAACCAATATCTATGAACAAGCCCAAGCAGGTTTTTGCACAATTCAATTAATTGATACCACACAATCAATAATTCCCGTTTCAATCAATTCAACTATTGGCATTTCAGTCAAAGATAGCGCAGCGGCATTTGTTCCCATTTTTGGTGGCAACGTGGTTGACATTGCGTTGGAAGTGCGGGACGCAGGGCAAATTGGATTCAGTCAAACTTATTCAATCACGGCATTGGGTGCATTGGCGCGTTTGCCTAAAGCCCTGACAGACGGCGTTTTGTCCCAAGATTTTGACGGGACGCAGATTTATGACATTTTGCATGAAGTCTTATTTGCAACATGGGCGCAAGTACCAGGGGCAGAAACTTGGGCAACTTATGACCCAACAATTACTTGGGCAAATGCCGAAAACAACGGATTTGGTGAAATAGACGTCCCTGGCAATTATGAGTTGACGGCACGCGGTTCAGACCGTACCAACGTTTATGCCCTGGTTTCAGCCCTAGCCACGTCAGGTTTAGGTTATATTTTTGAAGACGCCCAGGGGCTTATCGGGTATGCCGATTCGACACACCGCACCACCTATTTGGCAACCAACGGTTATGTAGATTTAGACGCAAACCACGCACGGGCAGCAGGCTTGCGGATTGAAACACGGGTCGGTGACGTTCGCAATTCCGTAACTATCAAATACGGCACAACTAGCCAATTTGAGGAATCAGCAACAGACGCGACTTCAATTGTGCAGTACGGTCAACTTGCCCAAATTATTAACACCACCATAAAGCACGCGGCAGACGCCCTAAGTCAAGCCCAATTTTATTTGACCCTACGCGCCCAACCGCAGCCCATTTTTAGTGAAATCACATTTGACCTGACCAACCCTGAAATTGATGATGGCGACCGTGACAACTTAATCAATGTTTTTATGGGTGAAGCCATTGCCCTGGTCAATCTGCCATTGAATATGAGCGCGGGAACATTCCAAGGGTTTGTTGAAGGCTGGTCATTCAGGGCAGGTTTCAATGAATTGTCCGTCACATTGCTATTGTCACCGCTTGCCTATTCATTGCAGGCAATGGCGTGGAATGATGTGCCAATAACAGAAACGTGGGCAAGCGTGTTGCCGACATTAGATTGGGAAAATGCCACAATAGTGGCTTAGAAAAGGGGAACAAATGACAAATCCAACAAGCAATTTTGGCTGGCAAATGCCGACTTCAACCGATTTGGTTACAGATTTGCCCGCAGATTTTGAAGTTTTTGGACAGGCAGTTGACACTGATTTTGTGGATTTATTGGGCGGAACAACGGGACAAGTTTTGTCAAAAACTAGCAACACTGACTTGGACTTCACTTGGGTTGCAGCAAATCCTGGTGACATAACTGGTGTGACCGCTGGCACGGGAATTAGCGGCGGCGGCACTAGCGGCACGGTTACAGTAACAAATGACATGGCAACAACAATCACGGCAGCAGGTGACATTGTTGTTGGCACAGGTTCAGGCACTTATGACAATTTACCAATAGGCACAACTGCCCAAGTCTTAACGGCTGATACAACAGTTTCACCTTACAAAGTCAAATGGGCTACGCCTAGCGGTGGCACACCTTTTACAACTGACATAAGTGTTAATAGTATAACCGTTGGTCGAGGCGCAGGAAACTCAGCTACTAATACAGTTTTTGGTAATGGTGCTTTCGCCTCTAACACAGTTAATACAAACAATGTCGCTATTGGTGTTAGTGCTTTGGCCGTTTCCACGGTCGATAATAATACTGCCGTCGGTCACGAAGCATTACTTTCCAATACAACTGGCCCACAAAATGTTGCCGTTGGTAAGAATGCTATGCGCGCAAATACGACTGGTGGTTACGGAACGGCCGTAGGATTAAACGCGCTCACGGCTAATACAACAGGTAATCAAAATACCGCCGTTGGACGCTCCGCACTCGAAGCTAATACTACGGGTACGGAGAACACCGCAGTAGGTCACAATGCACTAAAAACTTCTACTGCCAATACTTCTAGTACGGCTATCGGTTGGGGTTCTTTAGAACTTGCTACAAACGCCGACAAAAATACAGCCGTTGGTAAAGATTCTCTTTACACTTTAACTTCGGGTACGCGTAATGTTGGTATTGGAAGCCGTACTGGTATTTCACTAACCACAGCCTCAACTAATACTATAATAGGAGAAGCGGCTGGGCAAACTCTTGTAAGTGGTATAAACAATACAGTTATCGGTGCAAGTTCCTCAACGGCTGCCGCAGGTTCTAACCACACAGTAACGCTAGGCGATTCATCTATTACGACTTTACGCTGCCAAGTAACTTCAATCACCGCACTATCGGACGCGCGTGATAAAAAAGATATTGAGCCGCTGGAAGTTGGTTTAGATTTCATAAAAGATTTGAAGCCGGTCAAATTTGTTTGGGATATGCGGCCGACGGTAGATGTAGACGGCAATAAGCATATTGGCAAAGTTGATGTTGCCGACGTTGGTTTTATTGCGCAGGATTTGGTCGCGCAAGAGGATGCAAGTGGTTTAGCCGATTACCTGCAACTTACTTACCGCGACAATCCAGAGAAATTAGAGGCAACCCAAGGACGGTTGATTCCAATTTTGGTCAAGGCAATTCAAGAATTGTCTGCAAAGGTTGCAGCATTGGAAACGGCATTGTAAATGTATCCTGACGGCACTAATGCC